GGCGTAAGCGCATGTCGTGGGCGCAACTTTTAGCGATCTTGCAGGAGGCCCGTGAAGAGGCGCAGCGCCAGCGGACGGAGCCGCCGCAAGCCTGTCCGAACGATGGCGAACCCCTGGAGTATCACCCGGGCAAAGGCGTCCTGCATTGCAAGTTCTGCGGCTTCGCAACGGTAGGCAAGCCGAATGGATAGCGAGGAAGAGTCATGGGAAACACCGCAACCCGAGCTTATACGACGGTCGCGGCAGTCAAGGCCGACGTGGGACTTGCCGGTCCTGACCTCGATTCACTTATCCTCCGGAACATCAAAGCTGCGACTCAGCATATCGAAAACATACTCGGGCGCCGCTTCATCCCGGAGACGGCGGCGAAACTCTACCGCTGGCCGTCACAGAATGGACGGGGCGGCTACGTCCTGAAGTTCCCCGACGATGATCTACTCGCCGTAACGCTCCTACAGGCGAAGGCTCAGGACACGACGCCGACGACGATTGTCGCCGCAGACTACTTCAAGGAACCGGCCAACGACCCGCCCTATGGCAGCATCGAGATTGATCTATCCTCTTCGGCTGCCTTCGAGCCGGGCGACACGCCGCAACGGTCCATCTCCGTCGCTGGACGCTGGGCCTATTGCGAGGACACGGAGGCCGCTGGCGCGCTGGCAGAAGCTGACGACGGCTCCGAGACGGGTCTAGATGTCAGTGACAGTTCACTCATCGACGTGGGCAACACCATCCTTATCGGCACGGAGGCCATGTTCGTCTCGGCGAAGGGGTCGCTTGACGTCGGTACGAACACGAACGCGGCGCTGACGCAGGATAAGGCAGGGACGACAGTCGCTGTCGTAGATGGCACGAAAGTCAAGGCGGGCGAAATCATCACCGTCGAGTCGGAACGGATGCTGGTGGAATCCGTCAGTGGCAATAGTCTCGCCGTAAAGCGGGCTTATGACGGTTCGGTGTTGGCCAGTCACTTGACGAATCAAGACATCTACGCACCGCGAACGATGACCGTCGTCCGAGCGGTGAACGGTACAACCGCCGCTGCTCACAACGACGCGACGGCGATTACGAAGTACGCGCCGCCCGGCGATATCGAGGAATATTGCCGAGCCTACGCTATCAACCATCACGAGCAGGGGAAGTCGGGTTGGACGGGCGTCGTCGGCGGGTCCGAAGGCGGCGCTGTCGAGACGACGGGCAAAACACTCTGGGGAATGCGGCAGGACCTCGTCAAGGAATATGGCCGCGTGGGAGTGTGAGATGGCCGTCTCAATGAACGTCAACGTCACGCTACGCGGGCCGCTCTTCACGAAGAAGATCGATGCCACGGTCAAGAAGGTCATTCTTGAGGAAGGCATAGAGCGTATCGGTAAGGAAATCATCGACAAGACCGAGCGGTTGAAGCGGAGCAGGAAGAAGGGACTAGGTGCAAAGAGGAACCCCGTAGATCGTGACACTCGCGGCTTGACGATGACGGTTACCTCTCAGGTGGGCAAGTGGCCCCGCATGTCGGGCGGCAAATGGACTTATAAGAACATCGGCATTATCAAGGGCATGGCACCAAGAGTCATGAACAAGATCGCCCAGCGGATCGTCTCGGAGTTGGGTTGATGGCCTACATAACCGCAGCACTCCAACTGATCCAGTCCTACCTAAGCGGCAAGGGCTGGTTCGATGCTGTGACGATTGGGGAACCCGACGGACCGCCCTCGACGCCGGCGGCGGCCATCTTCCTAACGAGGGGCAACGCCAATCAGTTGTCGACGACGACCTTTCACAGACAGCGGGACGTGACAGTCCGCATCTACATAGACGTGATGGAGGAACCGCGCGAGGGTGCCGAGATCGCCCTCGACAAGATGGTCTATGACTGCGAGGCTGCGTTCAAGAGCGATCTTAGTCTTGGTGCGACCGGCTGGGTCATCCTGCCGGGCGGCGACATCGCAGAGACGTTTGATTACGTCACGTTGGGCAATCGGCCGTTCAGGATTGCCGATATTGTCTTGCCCCTGTCGCAGAGGGAGTAGAGATGAGATCGGAAGTTCAATCGTGGGTACAGGGCATCATTGCCGAGTACGATCCGCAGCCGCCGGTTCTTGAGATCGGAGCCTACGACGTGAATGGCACCATACGCCACCTGTTCCCCCAGGCGGGCTATGTCGGACTCGACAAGCGTCACGGCCCCGGCGTCGACATGATAGCCGATGTCTGCACTCTCAGGGGTACTCAGCCGTTCGGCACGGTCGTTTGCTGCGAGACGTTGGAGCACATCGCTGCACCGTGGATGGCCATCCCCGCGATGTTCGGGGCGTTGCGTTCCGGTGGCCTCTTCATCGGGACTTGGTGCTTCGCTTACCCGATTCACAATGAACCTGATTACTGGCGCGTGACGCCGGCAGGCTTCCGCTTCCTCCTGGAGCAGGCGGGATTTTGCGATATCCGCATCGATACACAAGGCGAAGGGCCGGTCGGCGTCTTCGCGGTAGCGAGGAAAGCATGAAAGAGGAACTACTTGCTCAGGGATACGGTGCCGTGGTCAAGGGGCGCGTTGCCCATCGGACTGACGGCGATTGCTGGTCGGAGAAGGACTGGCTCATACCGCTCAAGGACTTGGAAGAAGCGGACGCCCATGGATACGAAAGGTGTAGGAAGTGCAGCTCGATATCGGCGCCGGAGACAAGCGAGACGAAGGCTACCTAGCGACTGACATCGCCGGACGTCCAGACGTCATCTGCGATGCCCGCCACCTGCCCTTCAAGGATGGCGCGTTCGGCAAGGTGCGGATGCTGCACGTTCTTGAACATATCCCGCGCGAGTTCCTGGTCCAGACGGTCAACGACTGCCATCGCGTCACCGAACCCGAGGGCGAGTTGGAAATCGAAGTCCCTATCTTTCCGTCTGACTACGCGATGGCGGACCCGACTCACGTCTCATTCTTCGTGCCGCGAACCTTTGACTACTTCATTGATGGCGGCACCTACGACGAATACCGGCGCCTCTATGGGATAGCGCCGTGGAAGTATATCGACAAGGAACGGGTGGGGTTCAACAGCATTCTCAACGTGAGGCTTCAAAAGTGCGAGTGATGATCGTCTCTTCGCCCCACGCCATGAGTACGCGGGATGTCTTCACCGGGCACCTCGCGGGCCTACGCGCGTGCTTGGGCGCGGAGAACGTCATCTCCTATGACATCCTTCCCCGTTTCAACCTCTTCCACTCGTGGACGCAATGGATTGAAGAGAAGGGCGGGGTAGTCCCCCGCGAACTGAAAGCCAACGTCCTTGCGTCCGAACCTGTTTTCGGTGCCGCCCACTTCCGTGAGGTTGATGCGGTCTACCTGATAAGCCCGATGTATTTTCCCATGAGCATCGTCGACATGCTGCACAAGGACGGCTTCAAGGTCTGGACCTACTTCACCGAATGCCCCTACGAAGACGAGTTCTGGTCGCGGGGACAGGCTTCACACTTCGATGCCTGCTTCGTCAACGACCGCAATAGCCTGTCGCGCTTCCAAGCCTACAATCCGCACTCGTACTACCTCGCCCACTCTTACAACCCAGCGGTTCATCATCCTGGGCGCATGGCGGTCAATGGGCATGAGCACGTCATCATGGTGGGTACGGGCTTCAAGAGCCGCCGCGCATTCTTGGGTGAAGCCAACTGGGAAGGGATAGACCTCCGACTCTACGGCACTATGTGGACTGAAGGCGACGATGGCTGGAATCTGAAACCCTACGTCCGCCCTCGACTTATTGAGAATCAGACGACGGCCATGATATACCGTGGCGCCACCATCGGCCTATCCATGCACCGCACCGAGCGCACCTTCGAGGCCGAAGAGTTCATCGACAAAGGCGAGGCGTACTCCGTCGGGCCACGTACCTATGAACTCGCCGCTTGCGGCCTCTTCCAGATAAGCGACGCCCGACCTGAACTCAGAGACATCTTTGAAGATACCGTTCCCATCTATCAGACGCCGGCCGACATGGAGCGGCTGGTGCGGTACTACCTAGAGAATCCACAGGAGCGCCAGGAGCTTGCGGGGCGGCAACTGGAAGCGGTCAAGCCTCACACGGTCGAGCGGCGAATGGCAGAACTCCTGGAATATGTAGCGTAACGGAGGTTCAACATGGCTACACTTTTGGGACGAGACGCGGCGGTTTATTGGGGTTCAACGGTTAGCCCCTCTCGGATCGCCGAGACTCGCAACATCAGCATCGACATGGGTGCGGACTGGGTAGATGACACCGTTCACGGTGACACCAACCGCAGCGAGCAGCCCACCTTCAGCAAGTTCGCCTGCACGATCACGGGCCTCTACGACGACGCGGCCTACATCGTGCTTGACGACGCTATCTCGAAGGTACAGGGGTACTTCTACGTTTACCCCAAGTCGAGCGTCAACACGCAGTACTTCTACGGTCGGGGATACGTGAGCGTCGATCAGAACGATTACCCGTATGACGACTTCTCGAACCTGAACTGGAGCATC